CCCGGTCTCTTGCCAGAGGAACCTTCTGGCTGCCTTTGATAAGAGGTGCAACTTTTACACGAATCGCCGCGCTGATAAGCGCGTTGTGGCCGCATCATTGCGCCTTTTGTCTCGCCTGTGTCCGCAGGCGTTGGAACCGATCGAGTGGACACCCGAGCTGTTCAAATCATGGAATTCCCAGTTTACGCCTGAAAAGCAGGCCCGCCATATGAAGGTTTTTCCGCAGATTGCGGAATGCACGGTGAAGCAATTCACTGACAAGCAAATCTTTGTAAAGGCCGAAGCTTTACTCAAGCGTCATGATCCTGACTGGGGTCCACGAATTATCTACCAATCCTCTGACTTGCACAATGCAATCCTTGGGCCTGTTATGCAGGCGTGTACCAAGCGGTTGTTCCGTGCTATGGACCAATGTTCTGATCCGAATGAAGTTGTTTTCTGCGGTGCGTACGCTAAGAGTACCGATCAACTTTGTGACTTTATCTGCGAAGGCGCTGTCGGAGGGCACGTTTTCGTGGAATCAGACTTTTCATCCAACGACAAAATGCAAGTCAGAGATGTTCATCTTTTGGAGATACAATGGCTGCGTCAATTGGGGGCTCCTCTCTGGATTACCTCACTCATGCTCCACGCCAATAGTTTTGCCGTTACAAGCAAGGCTTTTGGGCTTCGTGGAAGAGTGACTAACCAGTTGCCTTCAGGCGCGCAGTCGACTACATTCCGCAACACCATGTGGAATAGCTCAATTGTAGAAACATTTTCAGTTTTCCACGGTGCTCGTGGGAAATGTTTGGTGTTAGGTGACGATATGTTGTTACGCCTTGATAACCCGTTTTCTAAACGGGCGCAACAAATCAAGCGTGCGTATAATCATGTTGCCACACTATCCTGTATGCTGGCCAAAGTTCAAGTGTGTAAACACTTGAGCCAGTGTACTTTTCTGTCCAAACAGTTCATCATGACTGACCACGGTTACGTTCTGGTGCCCAAGCTCGGTAAAAGCCTTGCCAGGTTCAACGCTCGTGCCTCTGCCAATGAGGCTGTGTCTGACACAGCTTATTTGGCAGGCAAGGCGTTGTCTTACTCTTACGAGTTCCGGCATTGCCCAGTTATCGCACGCGCATTCTTCGAACGTTACCGTCAACTCGCTCCCGACGGCGAAGTCTCTTTTGACGGTTTAGGTTGGAACGCCAAGGGCGCCTTTCTTGATTTTGGTATCAAGGGCGTTTTATTGGCTATTGCCAAACCACAAACTGTTTGCACAAGAGACGATATGACAAGATTTTACCATTATAAATATTCAATGACTGCCACTGATGTTGTTGAATTGGTATTACGATTCGTCTTCGGGGAAGAAGATCTTGATGTCGCTTGTTGTGAGCGCATCTTGGAAGACTTTTTGGATTGAGGCCGTGTCCGCCGCACTTGGCTGGCGGCATCCCTACCCGGTATGCGGATGACTCTCGCGCAGAGAATTAAAAAAAAAAAAAAAAAAAAAAAAAAAAAAAAAAAAAAAAAAAAAAAAAAAAAAAAAAAAAAAAAAAAAAAAAAAAAAAAAAA